TAACTGCTCTTTTCATATTGTCGAACGTCATCTTCGCGGCGTCCTGGGGCGGCCAGGAGGGCCGAGTCGCCACCTTCGTCACCCCCCATATCTTCGCCGCCAAGATCCCCCATATCTTCGCCGCCAAGATCGCCCATATCTTCGCCGCCAAGATCGCCTAGGCCACCTTCCTCACCGAGTCCCTCCTCGGCGCCTTCTTCGGTAACAGACTCAAGGGCTTGTTGATACTTGCGATCGTGAAAAGACTCGCGTTGATTGCGCAGAAACTCGTCGTCTGAAAGGCCCAAAATATTATGAGAAATCCAGCGCTTACTAAAGGTGCCTTCCGGAACTGCGTTGGCGACGTCGAACTTGGTGCGAAGATATTCAAGCTGTTGGAGCTCGGCGAGACGAGAAGGGTTATTAAGCGTCAGATCAAAACTAATTAGGTCCTCGCCGCGGAAGCCTAATGTATAAAGATGAACCACAGCAATTTTCTCCAGCTCAGCAACGACCGAGCGCTGCAGTCTTTGAATCGTTCGAGAAAAACGAATATCCTTCTGAGCCAGAGTGGTTTTATCCTCGTCGGCTCCTTCCAGATTAGTAAGGTAGGATTGCGGGATTTTAATGGCAGCGAATAACTTGTCGCGCAGATACTTAACGTCCTCGATATCGTCGAGGGACTTGGCACCTGGGAGAGAAGTGATGTCGGAACCAACACCTCCGCGCATAGGAATAAAATAGTCCTCCTCTAAAGACAGAGGATTGTAGCGAAGATCCACGCGGCCAGTATTAGCATCGACCAAAGAGTTTCTCTTCATCTCGGTTTTCACTTTTTCCATATACTGCGGGATATCCTGCGGAGGGATATTGCCCACATCAATCTTAAACACGCGACGTTCCGGGGCACGGACAACGCGATAGGCGATCATGGCGTCTTCAAGAAGAAGAAGCTGACGCCAAATTCGGCGAGCGGGGTCGAGGACAGATGTTCCGTAAGGAGCGTATTTGTCATTACCTAAAATACGGAAATGGGCAACCTGCCAGTTTTCAAAGGTCATGCCGGCACCGTTCCACTGATACTGCACATAGTTGGGATTAGTGGGGTCTTGCCCCTCGAGGCGCTCGACCTCATTGTTTGGCAAACCAATAACGGAAGTAATACCCAGTGTGTCATCAACGTCCAAATACAAAAAGAAGTCTCCGTATTTACACATGGATCTCGCCCAGCCAAAAGCATTGAATTCAATGTTGAGGACGTCATAAAACAACGAATGAAGAATTGTTTTAATTTCTAGATTCATACATGAAATATTAAGAAGCTGATCATACTCGTTGGATGTGGTCATTTCGTCAGCATAAATGTCAATCGCAGAAGCAATCTCCGGCATGTATTCCATCTGTTCAAAGTCAGTATAACGCTCGGCGCGATTCTGGTTACGGAAGGCGGCCGAGGTGAACATATTGTACTGCTGGGACATGTTCGTATCGCCGCGCTTAAACTCTTGGCCGCTCATGGAGCGGAAGCGATACCGATACTTGTCCATGTCATCGCGGCGTTCCTGGCGTGCGATCTGTGCTTTATAATTTACAATTGGGCCCGAAAGTAACCGCGTTAATCTTTTAAATAACGGGGATGCCGGGTTTCTGTTGTTCTTTTCGTTTGTAGCCATAATTTACTTTCTAGCCCTTAATGAGTCCAAGGTATTGTTCATTGAATTCCTCAGCACCCTCAGTCCTTTTTGTTTCGGAAGCGAGCTTGTGGTCTCGCATTCCCGGAATCGTAGTGGAGATAGTTGTCTTAGACGTGGTGATCGCCGACAAAAACTGCTTGCTGTACTCTATATCTTTTTGACTCTCCACAATCACCGTATCCCTCACCCAGCACCCTATCGCAAACGACATGACTAAGTCATCATTATAACTACGCATCGCCTGTGGTCTTCCTGAATGCCAAATAAACGTTTTCATTTCAGAAAGCAGCCGATTAGAGTTAATTGTAATTAGTTTGTTTCTCATAAACTCTTCCATTTTGGCAACAATAAGAGGCCGTGTTTTGGAAGATGTGGTGAATCCTGGAATAACATTAGATTGCCATTGGGCTGCGACGGGGTCCACATATTGGTGATCGCCTTTAGTAGAATGATATATATTAGGATACCCTTTATCGAGCAGTTTTTTAAGTACTGCATAGCCTATGTTGTTGTTTTCTATAACCAACATGGGGTTGCCGTATTCACCCGCCACGTTATATAATATGTCGGCGAACTCTTCTGGTGTGGGTTTCCCAACATATTCGGCTACAACTTCCATTGTTTCTAGCTCAAATACGTGAAACGCGCTGTTATCTTTGCCGTCGCCCCGGGCCACATCGGCTACAACCAGATGAGTTTTTTCTGGGTCATACCGTCTCCAGATCCAATAATTTCTATCAAAGCCGGTACGATATTCCGGAGTGACTGTCCTCTCCAGGTACCACTGAATATCGTCGGGGTGAATGACGGTCTCACCTGAAACATTAAAGTTACACTCGAGCTCTTGCGCAATCTGACGTTTAGACATGTTGCGTGTCTCTTTTTCAAACCATTTTTTATCACGGTCGGGGTGAGCATCCCACATAAGGGTCGTCATATAAAAATCATTAGTGCCGGCTTCAGCCTCGACACAGTTCTGATGGAACCAGTTACCTACGCCGTTCGGGGTTGATAGCGCAATACATCGACCACCCGTGGATAACGTAGGATATAGGGCAGTCCACAACTCGCTAAGCTTTTCAACATGTGCAGCCTCGTCAATTACCAGGAGGGAGAGTGCCTCTGAACGGCCGGCGTCGCCGGAAGTGGAAGATCCCTTAATTTGAGATCCGTTAGACAATTCAAACGATGTTCGGTTGTCAACGGTAATTGAAGCAATCTGCATCCATTGGGGCAAGTTCTTGATTAGCGCTTTTACTTTTTTAACTAAATTTGTAGCAGTCTGAAGCTTAGTGGCCACCACTAAAATATTCTTGTCTTTATGAAACAGCATTAACCAACTTACATAAGAGGCGGTAATCGTTGATATACCAAGCTGGCGCGCTTTAAGTATAATGTTGAAGCGGTAATCTACAAAGTCTCTTAGGAGCTGATTTTGATAATCATATGCCTTAAAGGGAATCGTACCCTTTTGAGGGTGGGAGATGCGCCCGTAATTGGTTGTGAAATAAACCGGGTCCTTGCCGGCTTTAACGATCTCTTTTAGTATTTCTTGCTTGGTGAGGACATTCCCCATAGCATCTCTTACTTGCCTTTGCGGCTATCGTTCTTGGGTCGCTTATTCTTGGGCCCTAGGGCTAGCCAATCTTCAATGGCACCCTTTAAGCGCTCCTCGTCCGTGCCCTTATTCACCTCAACCACATCGGTTAGGCCACCGATTCGATAATCACAGTGGGCCTGAACGTCCGTTCGATAGTTAGAGATTCGCTGGACCAGAATGTGATGGTCGCCTTCTTTGGTTAATGTGAGCGTGTTTCCAGTGATTGCTTTATATTCCTTTTTGAGAAACTTAATGATCTCCTGAAGCTGTCGGCCAACTTCATTCTCATAACCAGAATCTTGGACCTCTTTGATTCGGGTCTCAGCCTGGTAGGTGAGACGTAAGATGGGTCCATGAAATTTAACACCGAATCCGTCCATGACGCGGCGGTCATTAATATAATGACCATCCTGCCTCTTAAGTCCAGCATCGCGTGCTTTACCGTCTGCCTGCAGTGACTCTTCGTGTGCACCGTCCCAAGCTCCATTAGCTGCTGCCTGATTGATTCCTTGAATGATTTCGTATACTGTTGCCATGTTATTCTTCCTTATTAGGTCTCCAGCCGCTTGCCCATCTTTCTTCCCGCATGTCGATGTACTGTATATAGCACTCGAAGCAAGCTTCGAACTTATTCATATACAAATCATCACGCGGATGAAAAGAATACTTTTCGCAAACAGGACAAGTCCTATTATGATCTCTATTAAGTAGTTTTTTGTTTATTAAAAATCCGTCTTGTTCTACATTGTCCTGGGTCTCTGACAATTTGGCGAACTTCTGTCGCTCTTCTAGAGACTGCTGGATGTATTCTTTTTCTTTGTCCGCGGACCAAAAACGGGATGGGTTGTTGATTGCCTCTTCACCATACTTTTGAGTTATGGCTTTTTCTAGTTTGGCGATGTAGTTGGGGTCTTTGGGCATGTTGTCTCTTTTATTAGGTGTTGTATATTGAAGCATTACTATAGGTAGGTCGCACTCTCATCTCGAACAGCGGATAGTCGCCACCGCACCTGAGAATATTGCTACCGCCGGAAGACGACCAGCGCCGTGCGTACAAATGCCAAGTATATGTAGCACCGCCGGACAACCCGGAAACATAAAAGCGCGCAGATTTAAATCCACGTTGCTCTTGCTCAGCGTACCAAAATGCTCTCTCCGCGACGATAGATGAATCTAATCGAGTGATGGAGGTCTTGTCAGCTGTAGTTGAAAGGGCCAACCAGACATATGGTCCAGAGCCGCCGGTGCTGGTGTCTTCCTCCCAACAATCGATTTCAACCATCACGTAGCCATTCGCCGGTGCGTCGAACTGAACCTTGGGGTCAGTAGTAGAAGTGTCGCCGCTGCTCCAAATAACTCTATATAAATCAGTGTTCGAGTTGGTAATTGAAAAGGCGGTCGCCGTTGAAGGGTTTAAAATCGTCTGTGCTATAATTCCAGGGTCATATCCTGGTACAACCTGTCCTGGTATAGTTAAGTTGTTGCCAAGCGTTACATTTTGACCGGACAGGGAGATGGGCACCAGTCCGCCATTCCGGATATCACCGCCAGCTACAGTTAGGTCGCCGGCGACAGTCACATTGTTAGAAATATCCAGCGTGATGGCAGTGCCGCCTGATCCTTTGATGTCATTTCCTGTTACAGTTAGGTCGCCATCTATTACAAGACTATCAAACCTTTTCTTCACGTTTGTGGTGGTTGCTGTGTCTGTTAGAGGCACAAGCGAACCCCAAGTTTGATTGGGGGTCAGTATCCAATCTGATTTTGCCGCACTGGGACTTTTTGTGTTCCCGCCAGTGGTGCCATTAGTGATTGTCGCATAACAAGTATGATTTGCCGCGGGGGCCTTCACCCACAATTCAGCAACTGAAGTATTTTGGGTTAAACTAAAATCACTGGTGTCCCAGGCTACAGATCCTTCGTCCTGTATAATGTCCACTTGAAGGTGGGATCGCGTCGGCGCGTATTTATGCGCCAATATATTGCAAGTAGCTAAATACATTTCTTCAGAGCCCTCATAACCAATCAATAAAACGTTGATTGCAGCGGTTGCCATCTGGTACGACGCGGCGAGGGGATCGTTTAAGTCAGCCTCGGCTACCTTGGTCCAGTCATCTACGGTACTAAGATCGGTGGTTATTTCACTACCCAAAGCTGACGTTACTCCCGCGCCCAGAGTTAGGGCGCCGGCGATATCAAGGTCTCCTGTTTGAGTAAGCTCTAGG